CTGTTGACAACGGCGATATAGAAAAGGCATTAAAACTTATGTATCCTGATGATCTCGCTAAAATGCTTGAAAAATTCGGCGATTTCGACACAAATGAGGAATTTCAGGAACTTATGAACAAGGATATTGAAGTTTTAGAGATCAAAAAGGAAAATGATTTTCCTGATGAATCTATAAAAGAATTTTCCACTTATTTAGGTCAAGTAAAATATCCTCTCGACATTATGGAAGAATATGGATTGAGTAACTTCGATGAACTCAATAGTCTCAGTGATGAAAAACGTGAGGAAATACAGAAAAAATATAAGGAATTAAATAAGGATGATTCCACTTCACCTTATGATATTGACGAAGCTTATTTAGTATATGTTAAGTATAAAGTCGACGACGATGAAAAAGATGCCGAAATGATCGTTTATCATGTCGGCGATGAAGGCTGGAAAGTGGACGAAAGTATGTGGAAATATATCAATAAGTCCAAAAAATCCAGCAGTAACAGTTGGGCAAGTACTTTAGGAAAAGGTTATGCGTCAGCTCTGTGTGATATAGAAAACCGTGACGCTGCTGATGTCAGCGGTACATATATCATATGCTCCGACAGCAGCAAGAATGTAAATGTACCAGACGACTTGGATATTGATAAGCTTGATGAGTACGCTGAGAATTATTTCTATAAAAAGGATGACTTCGATTATTTTGTTGTTATTGAAGACGGCTGTACTGTATTTTCAGCATTAAATTCAAAGAACAAAGAAGGCAAGGTCGGAACCTTTCCGGCAAACAGCATCCCTGTAAAGGAAGATGACCATATCAGTTCCGACAGCTCCGATGATAAGGAATACAGCCTTGATGAACTTTATGACATGGCTGTTGAGCTGGTCAAATAAAAATATTCTGGAGTACCATTCTATAGTGGTACTCCATTTTATTGTTCAAGTCTCACAAAACACACCGCATATTTCTGGTGATCTCTCCGATTCTTCGGAGAGATTTTTTTATTATACAACTGTTTTCCATTGAATTATGCCGTTTTTCTGCCCCCTTATGAACGGTGCATTTCCGCTCAATACCGAAAGGAGGTAAATCAATTGCAGGACGATAATGAAAAAACAAGCAAACGGAACGCTTTCTGCTGCTATTATGCTGTTCTCGGCAATGCCGCTGAAGCGGCTCTGAAAGCTGGTTTCAGCAGCAAGTCCGCTCTATCTGAGGGACTTAAAGCTCTGGACAGCGTCCATTGCAGACGCAAGATCTCCAGATACAGAGATGCTTTGTCGGACAGCGGTAATGTTATGGCTGGTCTTAAAAGACTCGCTTTCGGAAGCTGTACCGACGCTGTAAGACTGGTATTCGCTGAGGAACTCCCGCCGCCCGATGTTATCTCTGAACTCGACCTTTTCAACGTATCAGAAATAAAACGTGACAAAAACGGCGGAGTTGAGGTAAAACTATTCGACAGACTGAAAGCTCTCGAAAAACTTTATGAGCTCGAAACTGCTTTCAGCGACCGCAGTAAAGCTGATGAACTTATGTCGGCTCTTACCTCTTCCGCAGAGGAAGGTGATATTGTTGAAGATCAGTGATCTCTCTCCAAAACAAAAGCTTACCATGAACTGGTGGAAGAATCCTCGCTATAAGAAACGTGACGCTATCATATGCGACGGTGCTGTGAGAAGCGGTAAAACACTTTCTATGTCAGTGGGATTTATCTTCTGGGCCTCAGCCAGTTTCAACGGCAACGCTTTTGCTCTTTGCGGCAAAACTATCACTTCTCTGCGAAGAAATGTGGTCACACCGATTTTTCCGCTGTTCTCCGACCTCGGTGCGGTCTGCTCTGAAAAAGTAAGCGGCAATTATATCGACATCTCTATGTTCGGCAACACAAACCGTTTTTACCTGTTCGGCGGTAAGGACGAAAGCTCCGCTGCTCTGATACAAGGTATGACTCTTTCGGGAGTTTTCTTTGATGAAGCAGCTCTTATGCCCCGGTCTTTCGTTGAACAGGCTCTCGCAAGATGCTCGGTAAACGGCTCAAAAATGTGGTTCAACTGCAATCCTGATAATCCCTCACATTGGTTCTATAATGAGTGGATAAAAAAGGCTGAAGAAAAAAATGCACTGTATCTTCACTTCACTATGGATGATAACCCCTCACTCTCAGAAGCTATGAAAGGCCGCTACAGACGGCTTTACTCCGGAGCCTTTTTCGACCGGTTCGTTCTCGGCAAATGGACCGCTTCGGAGGGTGTGGTCTATCCCATGTTCAACGAGAAAATTCACGTTTTCTCAGAAGATGTAATTTGCGAAAAGTACGTCATATCTTGTGATTACGGCACTGTCAATCCCTCGTCATTCGGTCTTTGGGGACTTAACAAAGGCGTTTGGTACCGCATAAGGGAGTACTATTACTCCTCGAAAAAAACGGGAGTCTCCCGAACCGATGAGGAGCATTATGCCGCTCTTGAAGAACTTGCAGGAAATCTGAATATAAGTAAGGTCATCGTCGACCCGTCCGCAGCAAGTTTTATTGAGTGTATCCGCAGACACCGCAGATTCAGAGTGGCTAAAGCCGAAAATGACGTTATTACCGGCATACGTCAGGTGAGTAATGCTCTGCGTGAGAATAAACTCAGGTTTCATTTCTCGTGCAGAGATATAATACGTGAATTTCACCTTTACAGGTGGAGCGAAAAAGCCGGTGTGGATGCTCCCATAAAAGAGAATGACCACGCTATGGACGATATGCGTTACTTCGTAGCGGATATGCTCCGTAAGCAGTGCGGTGATGAACTCTTTACCTTTTCAGTCGCAAGATAATACACCGTTCAGTTTCCTTAAAAGGAGGTTTTATGAAACTTTTCAGACGAAAAAACTCCGGCAGAAATGTTCCGGAGATAGCTGCCGCTATGCGAAGTCCATGTGGTGATACAGCTCTGCCTAATGTCATGGAACAGGCTGAAAAAGAACTCTACGACAGACTAAGAGCGGCTGTCCCCATAATCGATGCTGCTATAATGAAGATAATCAGACTGACCGGAGGTTTCAAAGTTATCTGCTCAGACGAGAATGTACAGGATGCTCTCGATAATTTTCTCGATAACGTCCCTGTCGGACTTACCGGACGTTCGGTGAACTGCTTCGTCGATAATTTCCTCGACAGCCTTATAACTTATGGAAGTGCGATCGGTGAGATCGTTCCTGATAACGAAAATTCCACTATTACAGGTCTTTGGAACGGAGATATTTCCAGAATAAAGATCTCTCCCGGCTCTGACCCTTTCGACCGCCGCTATTCATTCCGTCAAGCTGACGGCTCTTTAAGAACTATATCTCATCCCGAACGCATCCTCTATGCTGCTCTCACCGGAGGTCACTCGGTTTTAAGAGGTCTTCCGTCACTCAGCAGTATTCTCCTTAGAATATACCAGTGTATCGGTCAGAACTTCGACCGTGCAGGCAATGTAAGATATGCAGTAACATACAGACCTCAGTCCGACCCCGGAGATGTAATATACTCCCGTGAACGTGCTCAGCAGATAGCCGAGCAGTGGGCAGACGGTATGAATTCCGCTAAATACGGTCAGGTCAAGGACTTCATTGCTGTCGGGGACGTGGATATTAAGGTGATCGGTGCTGATAACAAAATGTTCGACACCAATATCCCTGTTCGGCAGATACTCGAACAGCTCATAGCTAAACTCTCTATACCGCCTTTCCTGCTTGGTCTGAGCTGGAGCAGCACCGAGAGAATGTCATCTCAGCAGGCGGATATTCTAACCTCTGAGCTTGAATACTACCGCCGTATGCTTACTCCCGTTATATGCGATATAGGAAACTCCTTCCTTTGCTCTATTGGCTCTGAGGCTTCCTGCCGTGTCGAATGGGATAATATCAATCTACAGGATGAATCCGTTCTTGCGGAGTCACGTCTTAAAAATGCTCAGGCACGGGAAATTGAACTCAGGCTTGATGCTGCTTTGTAAACAATCAACTATATATTTGGCTGAATAAGGAAAGTCATTTCGTCGGTCAAGCCGAGGGTAATAATACTTAACGTCCGTACAGCTTTGCTTCGCTCGCTGTTCTCCCTCGCACACCCTTTGGAATCCCTTTTTTGCGGCTTCGCCGTATTATTAATTTTTAATATTATTTTTGGAGGTAAACTTATGTATAACGATATTAAACTCGAAAAAGGTCTTTACAATCTCAGCGGAAAATCTTTCACTTCCGCCCTCGAAGAGCTTGACCCCTCTTCTGCTTACTCCGGTACTCCACTCGAAAAGCTCGACGCTTTTGAACGTCAGCTCAAACGCTTCAATATAAGAATTTCCGGTCCGGACTGCGATCGTGTGGAAAAATTCTATTCCTCTACCGAAACCGCTGTACTCTTCCCTGAATTCGTCACAAGATGTATCAGAAAAGGTTTCGATGAAACTGTACTCTCTTCCATTTGTGCAGCCAAAACTATGAGCTGCTCCGGACAGTACCTCGGCTGCACTCTCGATGACTCAGAGGAATATACTGCCTCAGATCAGGCTGACCAGCTCCCGACTGCTTCCGTGACTGAAAGTGCAACTGCTACATTGCTCGCTAAGTACGGCAGACTTATCAGTGCTTCATATGAAGCTATCCGCCAGCAGAGACTCGATGTCTTCGGTGTCATGCTCAGAAGCATCGGCGTGAAACTCGCTGTGACCGTAGTCAAGGACGCTATTGCTGCTCTTGTTGAAGATGCCGCTCAGATATCTACATCTGCACTCACTTATGACGATCTTGCTAAGCTCTACGGAAGCTTCGATTGCTTCGATATGACTACAGTTATAGCTTCTCCGGAACTCGCTTCAAAGATAGCTGCTATGGATCAGATGAAGGATTGCTCTGCTGATGCTGACGGACGTTTCATTCTCCCGTTCGGCTCTGAACTCATTAAGACCTCTGCTGCTGATAATACCACTATCATCGGTATCGACCGCTGCTTCGCTCTCGAATTTATCACCAGCACCGACCTCGTTATGGAGACCGATAAGCTCATCGACCGCCAGCTCGACCAGATCACTGTCTCCATTACCTGCGGATTCAGAAAAATTACTCCTGATGCCGTAAAAATACTCAAAGTAACTTCCAGTAACTAATATCATATACCGCCCCCGTTGTTCATCGTGACTGTGTAGAGTTTTTACGCTTCTTATTGAGGGAAACCCTTTTGAAAAAGGGTTCTCCCTCAAACTCCCTTCCTAAAACTTTCGGCTCTATTTTTCCCCAGATAGGGTACTCCCAGAGTATTTTT